TAGCATTCAATATTATTGATGGTAAATACCGGAAAGAATTAAGGGTATGGTTGGAGGCATATTTTAATGCACAAAGACGATGGCCAGAAGCAATGAGAAAAAGAGATGGTAGTTGGCGAGATGTTGAAGAAAATATTGAATTTGCATTAGTTAAGGTAAGAGGGGTAATGGATGATATTATACAGGTTTTTAAATTATATGGGTTAGCTTATGGTAACCAATACACTACTTGGGTGTGGGAAGCATTTGAAGAAGGTAATAGTGAGGTACTTGAAGTGAGAAATGAAGATTGGTACGTACCATATGACCCTGAAATTATGATACCGATTAAATTAATACCTTGGTTAGAAGATTTATTGAGTAATGAAATAGACCCCAACTGGGAAGAATGGAGTTTTATAGAACCTGATGGGAATTTAGATAGGTATGGTAGATATAGGTGATACAACTAAATTACTCTTCTTCTCTACGTTTTTCGTCCCTTCTTACGGCTTTTTCTAACTTAAGTCTTCTTTTAGCCGAAGGCTTTTCAAAATATCTAAGGTCCTTAAGTCTTTGAAATGTTTTAGTATTTCTAAACTTATGACGCATATCCTTTAACGCCCTATTAATGTTTCCCTGTTTTACTTCTGTTATTAACATATTATTTTATTAAGTTTTTAAAAATTTTATTGTTTCCTCTTTAGTAGGCCAACCAACCGGACTAGTACAATCCTCACATACCCAACGTATTTGGAAGGAAGACATTCCACCAGTGTTAATCAGTTTTAAAGACTGATTAGTATGGTTACAACCCTTTCTTATCTTACCCAACTCCCATTCAATCCGACTCTTCTTTGATAAAAGTTCATCAACTTCGGTTCTAGTAGAACCTCTAGCAAAAATCCCACTTATTTTATTTTTCATGAGTTTCGATAATTATATTGTTATAATTACTTTTATAGATACAAATATAATAAAAATAACCTAACCAACGCAAGAAAAGAGAAAATATTTTATATTTACTTTGGTGGGGGTATATTTAAATTTAATCAATAAAAAAAAATTATGGACAGCAAAAAAATATTAAAAAATCTAGAGAATTTATTAGAGGGGAAGTATGAACCGATTCTAGTTATACAGATGTTAAGAGTTCCACCATCAGAAGAATTGAGAATGTTCGCCAATCAATTAATGAAAGATTTTGGGTATAAGGTGTTAGTATTACCTGGAGATTTTGAAACAAAAGTAGAACTAATAAGTGTACTTAAATCTGATGTGATGAAAACAAACGACCTACAAGAAAAAGTTTTAACTTTAATAGAAAAATTAGAAGAAGATAATAAGGAAGCTTTAGAAATGGTAATAGGGAATACAAGTGAGGAGGAACTTGATGAGGACTCACTAATTAAACAATCTGTTAAGAAAAATATAAAGAGCACTTAGAGTGGGGACAAAGAAAGAAATGGTAAACCACCCAATACACTATGGAGGTGAAGAGAACATTTATGAAGCTATAAAGGTTATAGAAGCTTGGGACTTAAATTTTTCATTAGGGAACGTGGTTAAGTACATATCTCGTGCTGGTAAGAAGAACGAAACAATAGAGGACCTAGAAAAAGCATCTTGGTATTTGGGTAGAGCCATTCAACAAATCAAAAATTCCACACATCAATAGTAATTAAGTGAGTATTTATAGTTATGGGATTACTTCATACATTATCGTTATTAGTAGAAGAAACTACACCGACTTTTTTGGATTTTCAAAAAGGGACTGGAAATGTAGCTGGCCAAGAATTGTTTGACCATATAAGGAAACATGAAGGAGACGTATATGGAAACCACATTCCTTATGTGTATGACGATATGAGAAAGTGGAAAGAAGGAACACCTATTAGATATACTGGAGGCACAATTTACGGTACACTAACTATTGGATTCGGGACAACCCAAGAATCAATTATTCAAGAATATAGGGATAACAATAAAGAGATGACCCTCCAAACAGCAAAAGCATTAACGGTTCCTGATATTAACGAAGCGGCAAGATGTATAAAAAGTTGGCAATCTAGAGCGACAACTGGAGACACGAATAATCGTTTACTAACTTTAGGTATGTATCGTGCAATGATTGATATAGCGTATAATATAGGTTGTAATGCTTTTATACATTCTCCTACACTTATTGTGGATATTGAACAAGGAAATTATAAAAAAGCATCTAACACCATAATAAACGGTGACTGGGGGCATAATGAAAGAAGAATAGCGACCTCCACCTTATTTTGTTCTTCAGGTGGATGTGCGTAATATTTATGAAATATGGAATTAGTTAATACACTCTCACAAATCTTATTAAAAGAAAGCGGAATACGTAATATTACCGCGTTAGCTCAAAGATACCCTAAAGCGGAAATATACTTCCACCAAGATACGGATGGGGTTACAACTGCTTTAGCGATGAAGAATTATTTGGAATCTTACGGGATAAAAGTTATAGGTAGTCATGTAATCCAATATGGTGATAAGGAATTTTCAGTACAAAAACCACTAATAGATAAAGCTAGGGGTGATGTTATGCCAGTATTGGTGGATTTTGCTCACGGTAAACCACAGATGATTATACATACTGACCATCACGATAGCCAAACTGGGGTAGAAGATGATACGTCAACCCAATTTAGAGGAGCAAGGTCAAACGTTGAGACAGTATCTCAAATAGTAAGCCCACAAGATATATTCCCTAATGATGATATTAGGATGATTTCTACCATGGATAGTGCTGATTATGCGAAGTATGGGATTAAACCTGAAGAGGTTATGAATTATTTGTACGACTTGGATAAAGAAGGTGGTGTACCTAAGAATAAACAAATGTTAGCACTATTAACAAATAAATTGTTATTAGCTTATAAAAATAAACCAGGGTTTCTAGAAGAGTTAGTTATGACATCAGAACCTTCTCTGTTAAACATCTATAATAACATTAGGAGGATAGCAAAAGAAAGGGGATTTGCTACACCAGAAGACATGCAAAAAAACCAAGAAAGTTATGTGGACGCACAAAGTAAAAACGCTAATGTAACTTACGAAGATGGTATCATATCTCAATACGGTGGAGGTAGTATGTTTAAACCAGGGTCTTACGATAGGTACACACCATTTAAATTATACCCTGACGCTGATTTTCTAGTTATAGCTTGGCCTATGGGTCTAGTACAAGCGTCATGTAATCCGTTTAAAGAAGATAGAGCTATTAAAGGTGTGAACTTAGCAGATGTAGCTCAAGAAGTGTTGGAGACCATTAAACCAGGACTACAAAGACACCAAGTACCCATTTCTGTTATAAAACGTATAGGTGAAACTAAAGCTGAAGAAGAAAGTATTGGTTTTAAATCGTCTGATTTATTTGCTTTATATAAGGACCATTTACAAAATATGCCACCTGAAGATTCCCCAGAGTATGGAAATACAATTAAAATGGTGGATACACCTTGGGCAAATTTAACTGAGACCGAAAAAAGTTATCTGGATAGAATAACAGTTTCTATATGGGATGTTATACAGTCTAATAGTGGAGGGCATAAATGTATAACTAACATAAGTGGGTTAAACTTTTTTAGTAGAGCGACAAGAAATTTTGACAAACCATACAAAAAGAAATCTGGACAACAAACAAAATATGTTAAAATGGTGAAATGGATTCAAAACGCTATGGTAGAAAAACTTAAAAAACTAACCCAATAATGAAAAGAAAGGTAAACATATCCCCACAACACATACAAAACTTGGTTAAAAAAATTATTAAAGAAGACTCTAGAAATGATACTCCAGGTGGTAATCCTGATTATTTCTATGACGATTCTTTTAAAAAAACACAACAAAAATACGCTGAACCTGGTGACCCACAACATGTCGAACCAGAAGAAGAAAATAGTGTGATTAAAAATTTACCATATAAAGGTGGTCAGTTAGTTTTAGAATATGAAACTGTTTTTGGCCCACCTAAGTACGTGATATATCTCGAAACTGGTGAGTTAGAAAGTGATGACACTACAAGTGAAATAGTTGCTGAATTAGACCCAGAGTTTTTTGATGAACAAATGGCAACAACCATTCTAGAGTATATTAAGACTAGGGAATAATTAAGACTTAAATCTTAATAAATCACCTTTTTGGATATTTTCTCTTTTAACTGTACCACCGTTTAATTCAAGTACCGAATCCCCAACACCAGGATAGTTCTTACACTTTAACCTTTTACATGGTAAACATGAATTGTAGATTTTATTTACCTTACCATTAGTTAGGTATATTATATCTAAAGGTATCTTACAGTCTTTCATCCAGAAAGCTCTAGGAGAAACGTTATCAAACACAAACAACATTCCACCATCTAGTTTATTTCTACCCATCATACCCTTTCTTATTTGGGGTTCGGTCAACATCAACTCCAAAGGGTAGTTATTTTTGTTTATAATAAGTTCCATTATTTTCTACAATCTTTTATAATAAATATTTGACTAACTAGCATCCTCTTAGTACATTTATATAAAAATATTATATTATGCAAGAACAACAAGAATTAAATATTAATCCAGACGATTTACAAGATGTCATGTGTGACAATTGTGGTTCTGGATTATTCAAACAAAGACACATCCTTAAAAAAATCACTGCTGATGTAGCACAGATGGAAAGACCAACTTTCGCACCTATGATTATATTCCAATGTGCGGATTGTAATCACATCAATGAAGATTTAATACCGGATGGAAAACACTCGTTAAGTGGGCTAAAGGAAGAGTTACTTAAGAAAAAAGCTTAAATTTAAAAAAAACTCCTTCTGGCGGCTTGACACAACCAATTTTTTTATTATAATATAACAACGTTCAGTTACTTTATGAACTTTTATAAATTATAATATTGTTTAAAAACTATAACCATGAATTTAATCGACGCCATACAACAAAAAGACACAACGACTGAGAAAGGGATGACCACAAACTCATCCTCGCTCAAACATTGTGTTGACCTATTTTTTCAAGTAGGAGCGATGCGTGGTGCGAGCAAAGACAGACTTCACGCCAAGGTTTCGAAAGCTTTTAATGAAGACCCTCTCACAACAATTAGGATTATTTTTTGGGCACGTGATGTCCGTGGTGGAGCTGGTGAGAGACAAATCTTCAGAGATTGTCTATTATGGTTATGTGACAACCACAGAGAAGTTTTACATAAAAACATTCACTTAATTAGTGAATACGGTAGATGGGATGATGTTTTAACGTTGGTTGGAACTCAGAACTGTTGGGACTCGGCACTTAATTTAGTAAAAACTGCTTTGGATAACGAAGATGGTTTATGTGCTAAATGGATGCCAAGAAAAGGTATGAAAGCGAATATTATTCGTAGGTACCTTAGAATGTCCCCAAAACAATACCGTAAGTTATTAGTAGGACTTACCGATGTGGTTGAAACCAAGATGTGTGCAAAGGATTGGAAAAGTATCGATTATTCGAAACTTCCATCCTTAGCCTCGTCAAGGTATCAAAAAACTTTCATGAAGAATGACGAAGAGAGGTATGAGGAGTACAAAAGAGCTTTAGTTGAAGGTAAAACTACAATCAACGCTGGAGCTGTATACCCTTATGACATAACTAAATCCATCAAATTTGGTGGGGAAAGGGATGTTGCACAAGCACAATGGGAGTCTCTTCCAAATTACATGGAAGGTATTAGTGAAAGAGTGTTACCTGTAGTTGATGTATCAGGTTCGATGGGAAATTCCGCTGGAAATAACGGTAACGTTACTTGTATGGATGTTTCAACATCATTGGGTTTGTACATCTCAGAGAGAAATGAAGGTGTCTTCAAAAACGCATTCATAACATTTTCTTCGAGACCACAACTACAATTACTCGAAGGTTCGTTAGCCGAAAGGTTAACTCAACTGGAGAGAGCAGACTGGGGAATGAGTACTGATTTACAAGCAACGTTTAAGTTAATCTTAGACCAAGCAGTAAAACACGATGTTTCAGTATCAGAGATGCCGACCAAAGTTCTTATCCTTTCGGATATGGAGTTTGATGAAGCAATCAGTGATAACTATGACAAAGTAACAGACTGGAACCCAACTGCACAAGAAATGATTAAAGGGATGTATGAGGAAGCTGGTTACAAAATGCCAGGGATTGTTTATTGGAATATCCAAAGTAGACAAGACAACGTACCAACTAGTTTCGACGAGATGGGAACAGCGTTAGTGTCAGGATTCTCACCCTCAATCATGAAAAGTATATTAAGTTGTCAGGATATGACACCTTATAATATGATGATGGAGACTATCGGGTCCGCTCGATATGAATCTATTAAGGTCTAATGGGTAGACCAAAGAATCTCTTCGGCAACTAAAAACAAAACCAAGAGAGAGAGGTGGATATTATTCCCCACCTTGACGATAAAATAAACTAGGAATAAAAAAATGATTCTGACTACCCAGAAGATTGTACTTTACTTCGCCCTAGGCGATTTATATATGAAAGGAAGATTACCGCAATCTAACAATTAAATAAATTAAATTGAAACCCCTTCCTGAGATTAACCCCACTTCGGTGGGGTTTTTTTATATGTAATTGTGTATAATATAGTGATATTGTACTAAACTATATGTGTTTAAGTATATTCTTTATTCGTGATAAAACTGGACAAATAGATATATATATTATATAATTAAAAGACATAAATAACTAAAAAAGAAACAAAATGAAGAAATTTTTACTAGTAGTATTAGTCTCGCTTGGACTACAAACACAAGCACAAATGATTCCTTGTGACTCACTATCATATTCGATAGTAGTAGACAGTACAACCTGGAATACATTAACAGTAACAGGAAACGCACCTGGAATAATTAATATAGTAGATTCTATAGATTGGAATTTTTCAGCATGTAATGCATTAACTTGTTATATACCACAAGGTAACGACCCATACTCATTTCCACTTATAACCCCACAAGACACTGTTAAATTATGTTACGATGCTTTTATATATTTTGACTCCATGACTTATATTTGTAATTATTGTGATTCATTAGTATATGATTTCATGACTGATAC